TGAAGATGGATGGATTGACAATGGAGAATGATCCAGAAATATGCTTGTTTTAAAATATTTGACCGCAATGCTGGCTCTTATGGCCAGCATTTTTGCATTCGCTGGCGAGGCAGAGACCTATCAAAAACAACTCAAGATGTGCTACAATCGTATCACAAGCGAGTGGCCAACAAAAAGAATCTATCTAATGAAAGAAAGGGAAGGTAGGGTGCAAAGAGAAATGGCTATTCGTTGCTATCAACCAGCATGTGAACAGCCATTTACATTTGCAGTTTACGAGGTTCGATATATCAATGGCGCAAAGGTGCCAATCACCTGTTCCTTTATGGATGGTGATGAACCGCGACTAATTCGATATAACGATCAGTACAAGTTTACGCCGCCTGAATAGTCTCGATCTCGCAGTGCTTTTGATCGTTTAATTTTACTACAGTACCAGCACGCAATGATTTACTGCGAACAGTAAACTCTTTGACTTCTCTGCGCTCTATCTGACAGTTTGTTACAACTGCCCAGTCGTTGCCTTTCTTGTCAGTGACATAAATTGTGCTGTCGACAATATGAATGACTGGTTCCAGTGATCTGGTAGGAAGGACATCTGCGTATGCAAATGATGGGACGAGCAATAATAGGATTGCTAACTTTTTCATGGATTTCTCCTTTCGCTTCACAGCGGGTTATATTTCTAAATTGTTTCCGTTTTATTACGACAATATTATCTATACAAGTAATGTCGGCAATTAGTTGACATTATGTAAAAAATGCCTAGAATGGTATAAATAGTTTTGTCGATACCGTGGGGATACGGGTCGACACTTCTCTACGCAGAATGGTCTGGTAGAGTATAACAACAATCTTGCTTTTAAATAAGGAGATCCGTTATGGTATCTAAAGCATTTTCATTTCCACGTTCACATTTCATCGGGTTCGACCACGTGTGGTCAGAGATCGAGCGCCTGTCGGATATGGCAGACAACAAACTCTATCCTCCGCACAACGTAGTCAAGCACGATGATTCAACGTTTACTATTGAGCTGGCTCTTGCTGGATACAGCAAGGATGATCTGAAGGTTGAGGTCAAAGAAGGCATTCTAGTAATCGCTGGAGACAAGTCAGGTGAGGAACGTGAGTACCTGCACCGTGGCATTTCTTCCAAGAAATTCACGAGAACATTTAGATTGTCTGAACACGTTGTTGTAAGCGGAGCCGACTTCGTAGATGGGCTACTGGTCATTGACCTGAAGGTAGAGATCCCAGAAGAAAAGCTGCCTCGCGATATCCCAATTGGCAATTAGGATAACCAACTTCAACGAGGACTGAAATGAAAAACTTGGCAGTAATCGCCTTGTGCTTCTTTTCTTCTTTCGCTAACGCTACTGACGTCGAAGAAATTGTCGTGACTGCAAGACAAGTTAAAATTGTGCTTGCTAAACTCAGTGAGAGCCACGTACAAGATCCAAAGACTGGTGAGTGGCATTATGTTGAGAAAGAAGAGGAGCAAAACAAGGCATGATAGATATAATTCTTTTAGGATTATTGATGATGCTACCAATGATCGCAGGCGGTATTACGTTTGTGCTATCAGTGGACGCTACACAGGATTGACTACTCGGCTGTATTGAGTAGAATAGTACCTTGTGAACAAAAGGGAGACGATCACCGCGCCAAAGCGGAACTACATGTCGTCGCGTGCTGAGGCGAAGGGTGGGGCTGAAGCACATTTTTAGAGGGTGAGTATGATACAAGCGAAAATGATTGTCGACTTCGATAACCCAGTATCCATGAAATACATGGAGTTGTCGTTGAAGTCATTCAAGTCGCTCTCTGATATCTTAGAAATAACTCCCGTTCAATGCACTAAACCAGAAACTTTGCCCATCAGAGTTAAAGCAGATGAGGATCGCCCGAGTTATCTGCGCGAAAACGAACGCACCTTTGATCGGTTTTTTGGTGGTGACTTCGAAGACAATCCTGTCTACCAATCAATCATGCACTCTCATTTCAAATTATGGGAAGAACTTGTTGAAAGTGAAGACAGGTTCATTATAATGGAACATGATGCGGCATTGATTAATGAGCATGTAATCAGAAAACACCTTGAAAACTTACTGCGCTTTGACATCTTCATGCCAGGAGCCTGTATGGAGTTTTACAGTATGAGTCCTCGGTGGGCGAAGATGATGATTGACCATTTACTCAATTTTCCAAAATCAAAGCGTTTGTCTGGACCATATGGTGTAATGTGGGATATGGCGTTCCTGAGCGCGAACGTGGAGGCATGCACTCAGCCGCAAAAGGAAAGAATGAGACGTTTCCTGTATCTGTTAAGCAATATTTTTTCATGTGTAGGAAAAACACGTCACCCCATCGATATGATATGGACACCTACTCGTGTATGAATAACTCAGAGTCATATCCATGGCGTCGCGATTTCGTTTTGATTGATGACCTTGAGTTTGATGAACTAGAACTTCCAAAAGAGTTTGAATGAAATTTTATACCTCTGTTGCTAGAGTTGGAAATGGCATTTGTTATCGTGGCTATGAAAATGGTCAACGTGTCAAGTTCCGAGACTCATACAAACCCACCCTGTTTATAAACGGCGACCGTTCTGAAACTCCGTGGAAAACTCTTGACGGCAAAAAAGTCGTTGAGATGCAGTTTGACACGATGTCTGAAGCCACCGAGTTTATGAGGCGATACGACAACGTTGAGCAAATTGAGGTTCATGGTAATAACAATTTTGTTTCTCAATACATCTATCAAAACTATCCCAACGAAATCGAGTATGATCGCAGTCTGATGAAGATCGCCTGTATCGATATTGAGGTGGCGTCGGATGATGGATTCCCCGAACCAGAGGAAGCAAAACATGAAGTGCAGTCCATCTGTTTGAAGTATGTTGGCACACCTGCGATATTTGTTTGGGGTCTCGAGGAAAAATACAACCCAGCCAATACAGAACTGGACGTTGACCCTGAAGACATATACTTCATCAAGTGTAACGGTGAGGTAGACTTGCTACTCAAGTTTCTACAATTTTGGAATAGCAAGGATACCTCGCCTGATATTGTAACTGGTTGGAACGTCCGTGGTTTCGATATCCCATATCTGATAAACAGAATCACTAATACAATTGGTGGCGACAGCTACAAGAAGATGTCGCCGTGGCGAGTGGTTCGTGAAAAGATCGTTGGTTCTTCTGGTCGCCAGCTTCAGGTGTTTGAGCTCGTTGGCATTGAACAGCTGGACTATTATGACCTGTTTCAGAAATTCAGCTATTCCTATGGCGTACAGGAGTCATATAAACTCGACCACATCGCCAACGTTGTTCTCGGCGAAAAGAAGTTGTCATATGAGGAACACGGCAACCTCTTCACGTTGTATAAGCAAGATTATCAAAAGTTTATCGACTATAATATCAAAGACGTCCTGTTGGTTGAACGCATCGATGACAAGGTTGGATTGATCGACTTAGCAATGACGATCGGATACAAGGCTGGTTGTAACTACAGCGAGTCGTTTGGCACTGTGCAACTCTGGGACACCTACATCTATCGTGAGTTGACTCGCCATAATATTGTGGTGCCTCCGAAAAAAGAGAATCAAAAGATCGATTTCGGTGGTGGTTTCGTAAAAGCACCGCATGTGGGTCGACATTCTTGGGTCGTGTCCTTTGACTTGAACTCGCTGTATCCTCATTTGATTATGCAGTACAACATGTCGCCAGAAACTATTGTGCAGGGTAGGACGAGTGGTGTGACGGTTGATAACTGTCTTGATCAAACCAGACCAGACACTAGTGTGCCTGATTGTGCGCTCGCCGCCAACGGTGTTCACTTCCGTAAAGATTTCCGTGGTGTATTACCATCCATCATTGATGGTCTGTACGCAGAGCGAAAGGGCATCAAGAAAGATATGCTGTCTCAACAATCAAAGGTGGAGGCAGGTGACAAGTCAGCTGAACGAGAGATAACAAGACTCGACACTCAGCAGATGGCGATTAAAATTATGATGAACTCACTTTATGGTGCAATGGGTAACAGGTGGTTTCGTTACTATGATATTCGCATCGCTGAGGCAATCACTTGGTCTGGTCAGTTATCGATTCGATGGGCTGAGCAGACGGTCAATGAGTACATGAACAAGATACTCAAGACTGACAACGTTGACTATGTAATCGCCATTGATACTGACTCTGTATACATTAACTTTGGTCCGCTGGTAGAGCAGCTCGGTCTCACTGATAAAGAGAAAACGGTTCAAGTGCTTGATCAGATCGGACAGGAGAAGTTCGAGCCATTATTGGAGCGATCATATGCCAGACTCGCCGAGTATATGGACGCATATGAGAACAAGATGGTCATGGGTCGCGAGGTGATTGCTGACTCTGGTATCTGGACAGCCAAGAAACGATATATCCTAAACGTACATAACAGTGAGGGTGTGCAGTATGCTGAACCCAAACTCAAGATTATGGGTATTGAGGCAGTCAAGTCTTCCACTCCCGCCTCCTGTCGAACTGCGCTCAAAGAGCTATTCAAGCTGATTCTCCGTGAAGATGAACGCACAACGCAAAATGCGATTCAGGTGTTCAAGAAACATTTTAAATCTTTGCCACCACATGAGGTCGCATTCCCGCGTGGCGTATCAAATGTGACTGACTGGAAAGACCCACGCACCATCTACAAAAAGGGATGTCCCATCCATGTCCGTGGCTCGCTTCTGTTCAACGAACAAATCAAAAAGCTGGGTCTCGAAAAGGTATACACTGAGATCAAAGATGGTGAGAAGATTAAGTTCTGTTATCTCGATCCCAAGAATCCTATTCGCGAGAATGTGATTGCATTCCCAGACTATCTCCCAGCCGAACTCAAGCTAGATCGCTATGTCGATTATGATGCCCAATTTGACAAGGCATTCCTTGCTGTTGTTCGTCCTGTACTTGAGGCGATTGGCTGGCGCGAAGAGGACGCAGTGTCATTGGAGGACTTTTTCGGCTGATTATGTACGAGCTAACTATTTTTAAGAACGCATTTGACAATAAGACCCACAGGTATTTGAATCTGCCTGATTGGGGGTCTTTTGTTGAGCTTCTTGAAAAACTATCAGAACAGCCTCTTGCTGGTAAAAAGGATGCTCAACTAATATCCCCTGCTGTATACAAAGAGGCAACCACCCGCGCAAACAGAAATGTCGAGTACTGGGGAAACTGGGCATGCGTTGACGTTGACGATTATGAGGGAACAATTGATGAAATTCTTGCTAGGTTTGCAGATAATAATATTGTTATCTACAGTACTGCTTCTTCAACGCCAGAAAAAATTAAATTCCGCATTGTATTCGATTTGGCAAGAAGAGTTAAAGGAGACGAAATCAAGTCATTCTGGTATGCTCTTAATAAATCCATCGGCGATCTTGGCGACAAACAAACAAAAGATTCTTCGCGTATGTATTACATACCAGCGCGATATGTGGGCGCTCATAACTTTTTCTATGTTAACGCTGGTGTCCCACTTGGTGTGGATGATCTACTGAGAGAGTTTCCGTATAAAGAAAAGACTGGCAATGCATTCCTTGATAAACTGCCAGAGGATATACGAGACAATGTGCTTGAACACCGCAAGTCTTCTCTGGATAATACCAATGTCCAGTGGACTAGCTATCGTGACTGTCCATTCTTTCCGAAACGTATGGCTGAGGATTATCGTGGCATCACTGGCACAGGCTGGTATCATAAAATGTATCAAATTATGGTTGCCATTGCCTGTAATGCAGTGAAGGCAAAATATCCAATAACAGAAACTCAGATTGCACAATTGTGTCGAGAGCTAGATCAAGAGACAGGCAACTGGTATGAAAATCGACCACTGAACAAAGAGGCAGGTGCCGCAATCAACTGGGCATATGCCAACACATGGGAGGAGTAATGAAGCCAAAATTTAAATCAGCATTTATGGATGTCGCTCGAAGATTCGCTGAACTTAGCACTGCTCGTAAGTTACACGTGGGTGCGATAGTTGTGAAGGATGGGCGCATTGTGAGTATCGGATACAATGGTATGCCGAGTGGTTGGGATAATGAGTGTGAGGACAAGAGGTATGAGGAAGGCGAACATGAACCGCATATCTGGTATGAGAGCAAGAAAGAGGTGCTACATGCTGAGGCAAACGCCATCACCAAACTTGCAAGAAGCAACGAGTCAAGTGAAGGTGCAGTCATGTTCTGTACTCACACACCGTGTATCGAGTGCGCCAAACTCATCCACCAGTCTGGTATCAAACACGTCTACTTTGGAGAGGACTATATCGCCTCGAAGGGAGCAGGAGTAGAGTTCCTCGAGCAATGTGGAATAGTGCTTGAAAGAGTAATCTAAATCTGTACAATATAGTATATGCATGGAGATATATTATGAAGAAGCGAAACGTATCACGTCGACGTCAAGTCGCGCTCCAGTCTCTTGAGAACGCAAAGTTCTTTCCCAAAGGCGATCGCACTGAAGAGCAGTGGGAAGCCAATCGCCAGTCTCAAATTAAAATCTTGAAGAAAAGGTTAAACGTATGAGTGAAAATCGAGAGTATCAATCTTTTTTCCCAACAGACCCCGATTATGGTAAAAATGAGCGGGGTTTAGTTGCAGTTGTGGGTCATGGATTTGTAGGTAAGGCAGTTGAGAAGGCAATGCTGCCTGAAGTGAATCGGTTTATCGTTGATCCCATTTACAACACCGACATCGACCAGTTAGTGGAGCAGGAACCGTCGCTCTCTTTTGTCTGTGTCCCAACTCCTGTACAAGATAATGGTCGCATCGATGCAGCAGCTGCTTATGATGCTATCCTCAAATTACTTCGCACAACTAAGTCAGCTGTTGTCCTGAAGTCGACTGTGACTCCAGATGTGATTGATAAGTTGTGCCGCACTATTGAAGCAGATGGCTACACGCATCGTTTCATTTATGCGCCTGAGTTTCTACAGGAGCGTAATGCAGAGAATGATTATCTGCATCCTGATTACATGGTGTTTGGTGGACTGCCTGACTCTATTCGTGAGTTGATCTATTTTTATGACTTCAACACCCACGTGATGCTTCCGTCACCAGATAGCATCCACAGTGTAACTCCTGTTGAAGCATCATTCATCAAGTACGCAGTAAACTCATATCTGGCTATGAAGGTGACGTTCTTTAATCAGCTGTATGATGCAGTCGAAGATGAGAAGCTGACCTGTTCGCCTCTGTCTGTATTGCGCACTGTTGCGAAAGAACCGCGCATTGGTACTTCCCACTGGCGCGTTCCAGGATCTGATGGTAAACGTGGCTTTGGCGGCGCATGCTTCCCAAAGGATGTATCAGCACTCCTTGGATACACGGACAAACTTTCTATACTTGAAAAAGTAATGGAAGTGAATAACATATATCGAAAGGGTTATGATCTGGACGAGCGAGAGAAATTAGCAAACGTGCATTTCTTAACAGAGAAAAAAGAGACACTGACCGTTGATGATGTTATTGACGACGATCAGCTCGACTTATTTGGAGAACAGTCATGAGCATAATGGATAAACTTAAAAAGAATTCAAAGATTGGCACATCAGCTACGTTGAGTCAGTCTAAATTCTTTGGAGACAAGGAGCTAGTTGACACTGGCGTACCCATGATCAACGTGGCGCTATCAGGTGATCTGAATGGTGGCTTGTCCTCTGGTCTCACTGTATTGGCTGGTCCATCAAAGCATTTCAAGACTTCATTCGCTCTACTGATGGCAGCTGCATACCAGCGAGCCAAGCCAGAGTCGGTTGTTCTCTTTTATGACTCGGAGTTCGGCTCGCCTCAATCATACTTTGACTCGTTTGGTATGGATTTGGATCGAGTGCTTCACACTCCAATCACTAACGTTGAGGAGCTGAAGTTTGATCTGATTGCCCAACTTGAGGGACTGGATGCTGATGACGACGTGGTCATTGTAATCGATTCGATTGGCAACCTTGCTTCAAAGAAAGAACTTGAGGACGCTATCAATGAGAAGGCAGTGGCTGATATGTCTCGCGCCAAGGCACTCAAGGGTCTGTTCCGTATGTGTACCCCATATCTGGCTATGAAGAATATTCCAATGCTGGCTATCAACCACACATACAAAGAGATCGGTTTGTTCCCGAAAGATATCGTATCAGGCGGCACTGGTGTTTACTACAGCGCAGACAATATTTGGATTATTGGTCGACGACAGAACAAGACTGGCACTGAGGTGACTGGTTATGACTTTATTATCAACGTTGAAAAGTCTCGGTTCGTCAAAGAAAAGTCTAAGATTCCAGTGAGCGTATCATGGGACGGTGGCATTGAACCATACTCTGGTCTGCTCGAAGTCGGACTGGCTGGTGGGTTTGTCGTTAAACCTAGCAATGGTTGGTATCAACGAGTGGATACTGAAACTGGCTCGGTGATTGACGGTAAGGTGCGTGAGAAAGACACACGTGAACCTGAGTTCTGGGAGGACATACTCGCTTCTGAAAAATTCCGAGAGTATGTGCAGGGATTGTATCAGGTGGGAAGTTCCAGCATGGGTTCTTGGGAGGATATGGAACTTGCACTTGAGGAGCCAGCATGATTGATAGTGCTGAACCTGATGCGTATGTGTTTCTAGCTGGTATTGATAGCGACGCCAACCCATTCACTGATATGGTAGAAATGAAGATGGGTGAGGATTATACTATATGTCCTGACCCTGAACGCACCCACAACCCAGACGCTTGGTGTGTGGTAGTAATACAAGATGAGTTTCGCGGACTTGTAATGCGATATCCAGAGGTGAAGGTGAATCCTGAATCTCAATTGCTAGAATTTCGAGCTGAGATAGCACATATGCCTGATGACCTTGAAGTTGACCCAAGTGAAGAACGTTTCTGTAAAATGAGTTCTCTTGTGTTACAAGACATCATACAGTGTATGGCTGAGGAAGATGCTCTGGTAATGAGAGACGTTGAAACTGAAGAGCTTGTAGAGGTACCAAAAGTTGATTGATATGCCCACAGTAATCTTGCGTTCGTTCTTCACTAATGAAGATTATATGCGCAAGGTGGTTCCGTTTATGGACCCAAATTATTTCGAGGGTGTACATCGAGCATTATTCAAAGAATATGTCAGGTATGTTGCAAAGTATTCTGGACTGCCTAGCATTGACGCTTTTCGTATCTCCATGCAGGAAACAGATACGAACTTGTCGGAGGAGGTGTTCCGTCATGCGATGGATATCCTCCCCGACCTTTTTACACCTGATGAGGCGACTGACCTTGATTGGCTACTTGAGAACACTGAGAAGTTTTGTCAAGATCGCGCCTTGTTCAACGCAGTTATGGAGTCTATCTCGATAATTGATGGCAAGCATCAGACACTGAGTAAAAATGCCCTGCCTGAAATATTATCCAAAGCACTAGCTGTCACCTTTGATACTAACATCGGTCACGACTATTTGGAGAATGCAGAGGAGCGTTACTCGTTCTATCATGAGCAAGAGGAGCGCACACCATTTGATTTGGATTATCTGAATCGCATCACCAAGGGTGGGATCCCAAACAAGTCATTGAATATTGTATTGGCTGGCACTGGTGTGGGTAAGTCGTTGTTCATGTGTCATTGTGCTGCTGCTGCACTGGCGCAAGGGAAGAACGTTCTGTACATTACTCTTGAGATGGCTGAGGAGCGCATTGCTGAACGTATCGACGCCAATCTACTGGATATACCCATTGACCAGATTGAAGGACTCAGCCGTGACATGTTTGTGGGTAAGGTTGACAAGATTGCTCAAAAGACTCACGGTAAACTAATCATCAAAGAGTATCCAACGGGACAGGCGCACAGTGCTCACTTCCGTGCTCTGTTGAATGAGTTGAAACTCAAGAAAAAGTTTACACCAGACATCCTGTTCATTGATTACCTAAATATATGTTCTTCCTCTCGTATGAAAGGACTTGGTGGGTCAATCAACACATATTCATTTATCAAGGCAATCGCTGAGGAATTACGTGGGTTGGCTGTTGAATTCAATCTCCCAGTTGTCTCTGCAACGCAGACAACGCGATCTGGCTATGGTAGCAGTGATCCTGGACTTGAAGATACATCTGAATCTTTTGGTCTACCAGCCACCGCTGACCTCATGATTGCTCTGGTATCAAATGAGGAGTTGCAAGCCAACAATCAAATCTTGGTAAAACAGTTGAAGAACCGATACAGTGACCCCAATGTGCATAAGCGTTTTGTGGTTGGTGTAGATAGATCTAAGATGAAACTGTTTGACATTGAAGACGCCGAAAAAGAACTGGTTGATGATAGTGTACAAAATGCACCAGTGTTTGATAATACGCCATCTGGCAAGAAACTAAACACAGAAGGGTTTGTACTATGACACCATTATTACATACATTTATTGCTACAGGAATGGTCGCGGTCGCTTATTACATTGGTGTGTGGGTTGGCCATCGACAAGGGCAAAAAGAGGGTGCAGTTGATATGATCGCCCTCTTTTCTGACATGGGTTATGGAAGCATACCAGATATGCTGCGTGATTTGGAAAAATATCGTGACAGGGACACCGACAACTAAACTAATCCACAAATGCATTGAACAGATAGAAAAACTACTGCTGCTGTTCATCGTTGGTGGTACAATATGGGCTGCTGGTTATGACGTTATCCACATGTTTGATACACAAGGCAAAATGGACCTTGCTGATCTGTTCATGCTCTTCATTTATGCTGAGATCTTGGGGATGGTTGGTGCCTTCTATAGCAGTCATCGCATACCTGTAACTCTACCAATCGTAATTGCAATCACCGCACTCACTCGGATGATTCTACTCCAAACTAAAGGGGATGATTCAATCAGTATTCTGTATGAGTGTGGTGGTATCCTCATCCTTGCCATATCAGCATATGTCATGAGTATGAAAGATAAACTCAGCCTTGAGAAGTTATCTCTCAGACCGCATGAATAAACTCTACATCTATTCGGACTCCTTTGGTGCTTACACTAAAAATTGGGAGAGCATCAACGCTGGTAAGATTAACTCTGGTCGAGACTATCACAGGGCGCATCATCTTCACACAAAGGAAGTAGCAGACCAGTTGTATGAGTCTTGCTGGCCAGATATTGTGGCTGAACGCCTCAGTGCTGACATTGGAAACATTGGCGTGATTGGTGCTTCACCTCTTTTCACTCTGTACACATGGTGTCGTGATTGGAAAAATGGTTGGCTGACGGATGATGACACTGACGTTTATATTTTTATCTGGTCTCAACACACACGGTTCCCAACGCATCTTGCTCGCCCACCATTTGACTATGATGATCCAAAAAATGGTAAAAACTATGCAAAGGATGTTCGCGTTCCTGGACACGACTCTGAAGTTTATATGATGTCTGCTACACAGGACATGGAGTTTAATGTTAGCATTGATATGAACTTTTGGAAAAGAATTTACAGTCAGAAGCAGTTTCAACAAATTGTGGGTTGTTGCCCTGCTCAGCCTATCCAAACATTGAACAATGCAGTCCAGTTACACCTCTGGGGATTTGATGAGGATGTGCCCTTCTGCTGGGTGAATGATCTTGCTCCCACGCCTTCCGCTATCAATGTGTCTAAGTATTCTGTGCTTGGTTGGCTGTCTCGTAAGGATGAACGTCGCCTGACTCTGCGTGATGAGTTGAGAGTGGACAACGAGTGGATTCAGAATAAGTATTATGATGGACTCAGCAATCATATGTCGCCTGATGGGAATCGTCGTTTTGCTGAGCTGTTACTTGAAATCATTGGACAAAAACGCATCTCAAACCAACAGGCAGATGCGGAACCATTTCGATATTGGTAGGAGATAAATATGAGCGGGAAAGGTGATAAGCCAAGACCACTGAGTGTGGATCGCGATACGTTTTACAATAACTGGGATCGCATTTTTGATAAGAGTACAGGTGTATCAGTAACATACACAGAGACACCAAAGCCATTGCATGAGGTCAATTACGATAACATGTGGAAACACTCATGTACGGTAGAGATGGGTGTGATGTGGATTGGCAAGAATGAGACCTGTAATTATTGTGGAGCATGGGAAGAGGACGAGCTGTAATGTGGTTTCCAATTATACTTGGACTGTTTAACATTTTCGCCCTTGCTGGTTTCTTCATATATGGTGAATCAAAAATTCAGTATAATATTTCACAGGCAAAAGCTGAATACGAATCCCAACTTGAAGAACAGTCCGCGTTATATGACATCCAATTAGATATTGAAAGGACAGTCATAGAGCAAGAAGTGAATGATAATTTCCTCCGCATTATTGCTGAAAAGTGTCGCCCAAAAGGTCATTTCGTAATCACAGCCAAGGAAACAGGTGAAACCCGTTTCTATACATGTAAAGAAGAAAAAGGATATAACACATGAGTGATGACATTTTCGACTTTGGATTCACAGCTGTAACGGTTGATGAATTAGAAGTCATCCAAGAGACGACAGCGAAACTTGAATCCACCTCTGCTGATGCTGAAATGTATCTTGCTCGTCTGAATAAAGTTTATAACGCCATTCTGCCTCTTTTAAATAACTTATCTGCGAATCCAGAGAAAGAATATTTGTACTGGCCAGATAGAGTAGCGAAGGTTGAAGCGTTCTCTGATCACCTCCGATCACTGTATGAGGGGTCGTAACTGCCGTGTCTGCTGCCGTCGGCTCCTCCACTCCCCCCACCTCGCTCCCACTCTAACCCGACTCGTCTCTGTGTAAAAGCATAAAACACAGTAAATATTCGTGGTATCTCTCCGACTCGCTCCAGAGTAAACTCCTCTGAGTCGTAAATGTGTGTGGTAATCACAGTGTATGATCTGGTATATGTTTGTCGCTCTCGTGTGTCTCTGGAGTCGCTCGTTGCTGTGGTCTGTAGTGTAAAATAAACATCATATTTTGCTGCTCGCAGTGGGTGGTGAGTAGCTCGCCATAGCGAAATCAAGTGAAATCAACCTGAAATCAACCTGAAATCG